TATCTCAATAATAATTTTGGATATATTTAATCATGTCTGCCAACTATAAAAATACCAGTCCGTGGTATAATACTGTTACTACTCAAAATTATTTAGACATATTAGCAATTCGACCTGTTAGTTCAGAGACAGATGATTTTTTATACACTATTGAAAGTCAATATACATACAGGCCTGATTTGCTAGCATTTGACTTGTATGGTGATGCTGCCTTGTGGTGGGTTTTTATACAACGCAATCTTGATGTATTACAAGATCCTATTTTTGATTTTGTTCCAGGAAAAAAAATATATATTTCTAAAAACAGCAGTTTAAAAACAGCATTAGGATTATAATCATGGGATTTTTAGATCAAGCAACAACTGCAATTAGTAGTATTAGAACTGCGGTTACTTCTTTGGGATCTGCTACTGGATTATCCTCTGCCCTTAACAGTGTTACTGGGATTTTTAATAATCCTGGAGAATTTCTCACCACTCTAACTGATGTTAAATTACCATTACCTAATCCGTTATTTGATTATGCAAGTTACGATTATATATTAGGTATTGGGTGTTTGTCGGATGAGGAAGCAAATAATCCTGACACATCATTCATGAACGGTAGTAAAGTCGAACTAATTTGCAAGTCTGCCAATTCTGATCCTGACAATCGAGTAGATACCCCATATGGAAAATTTGATTTTTTTATAGATAATCTTGAAATTGATCTTCAAATTGGTTTTGAAAATGATCAAAATTCAAATGTAACTAATTTAGGATTTCAAATTACTGAACCGTATAGTATGGGAATGTTAACCATAGCCATGCAATATCTTGCTGCCAAAAAAGGACACTCTAATTGGAGAATGGCCCCTTGGTTGTTGACTATGGAGTTTAGGGGTAATACAGAAAGCGGAAAAATATTATCTATTCCTAAAACCTTCCGTGCAATCCCTTTTCTCATAACAAATATAGACATGCGTGTTAAAGAGACTGGAGCCATTTATAATATAAGGGCTATGCCAACTAGCCAAGCAGCTTTGACAGACGCCGCCGCAAAACTAACACATGATGTATCAATATCTGGAGCATCTGTGGCAGAAATATTACAAAAAGGAGACAAAAGTTTACAAGTGGCTCTTAATAAACGTGCAAAGCTATTAGTGGCAAATGATTCAGCCGCAGTGCCTGACGAATATGTTATAATATTTCCAAAAACACTTGCATCAAAAACTGAGGCAATACCAGAAGATGCAGGCGCCACAACTGCATCCAGAGATCAGATTGCCACAATTATTGGTGCAACTAAAGGAGAAGACGGAAATTATACACAAGCAATTGGACAACTGAATGAAATTGGTTCCGCAATATTGAATTTTAATAAAGCAAATGCAGGATCCCCGCCTGCAGGATCCCCGGCAGATGTGTACGACAAATCTTCAAATACGTTCTTCAAAGGCAAATTAACAGCAGATCCTAAGGTTAGTGATTTCAAATTTAATCAAAAAAGTATGATTCCAAATGCTATTAATCAAGTAATAATGAAAAGTGTATTCCCAGATAAAGCACTTGACGAAAAAAATATAGACGACAAGGGATTTCGTAAATGGTGGCGTATTGATTGTCAAACATTTATCGTATCAACAGATGCTAACATGGATAAAACTGGTGTCAAACCAGTTGTGCATGTTTACAGAGTAGTTCCGTACGATGTACATGCCAGTAGAATGATTACAGTTAATACAAAAGGTCCGGGATTTTACGAGCTTGCAAAACAAACAGTCAAAGAATACAACTACATATACACTGGAAAAAATGTCGATATCATAAATTTTGAAATATATTTTGAAAACGGAAAATTTACAGAGATGGCCGCTGATTTTCTTAATAAAGGTGCTGACACTGTAACAGTTAATCAATCTGGAGATTCTTCAATAACTGATCCTAATAAAGAAGTTATTGATCCTCTTGGAAAAGGTAATCCTCCTGAACAAAAACTTGGGGTGGTACCGGGTATTGTAAGATTTTTAAAAACGCTAACAAACACCGATCAAAAAGGCGGCAGCGGTCCGGATACTCCTTCGACACGTGCCGCTCGAATCTTTCACGACGCAGTAACACGGCCAACAGCTAATTCAATGACTACATTAAACATGGAAATTATTGGCGATCCGTATTTTATTGCTCATAGCGGAATGGGCAACTGGACTGGACAATCTACTGCAAATAGTACTAACTTACTTACCGACGGCTCGATTAATTGGCAAAATGGAGAAGTTGATATCCTTGTTAATTTTCGAACACCACTTGACATAAATCAAGCAACTGGTTTATATCAATTTGCAGGTTCAACTTCCAGTGCTCCTTTAATTTCATGGAGTGGATTATATCATGTTACCAATGTTGTCTGCAAGTTCAGTAAAGGAGAATTTAGACAGATATTAAGAGGAAACCGTCGTCCTTATCAAGAAGTTAGTAACGAAGGTACTCCTACTGGAAGCGGCGTATTAAACACTACAACCCCAGTAGAAAAATCACCAGAAGACTTAGCAGACATAGGTCCACAATAATGCCAAACGATTATAATTACAGTTCAAAACACGATGAGCCTGGGCGTCCAGGCCCATTCCTTGCCAAAATAATAAGTCATTTAGACACAACTTATATGGGTATATTGCAAGTTGAAATTTTAAGACCATCTGGCAATCTTACAATTGATACAGAGATACATCAAGTAAGCTATATGAGCCCTTTTTACGGAGTGACCAGTGCTAGTCATCTCGGAGGAAGTCCCGGCGATTCAGCCAGCGACACATATAATAATACACAAAAATCATACGGCATGTGGATGATACCTCCCGATGTAGGAAGTCTTGTGGTTGTGATTTTCATTGACGGCGACCCACGACGAGGCTATTGGATAGGCTGTGTTCAAGATGAAGGTGCAAATTTTATGCTTCCTGGTCTTGCCGCCACTCAAAAAGTAGTTGAAGATGTTAAACCTGATGCAAAAGATCGCTACGGCAGAGTTCCTGTAGCAGAATATAATAAACAAATACAAAGTGCAGATAATCCTGATGCTTCTCAGGCATTAAAACCGCGTCATCCATTCACTGATGTACTAGATAATCAAGGATTGTTGTTAGATGATATTAGAGGAATTACATCTAGTAGTGCTAGACGAGAAGTTCCAAGTATGGTATTTGGAATTAGTACCCCAGGCCCTGTGGATAAACAGTCTGGCGCCCCAACAGGACGCATTGGAAGCAAAGAGCAAAAAGTTGACAATGCATTTGTAAGCCGCCTGGGCGGAACAACGTTTGTAATGGACGACGGCGACGACAGATTTTTACGTAAAACCACTGCCAGCGAAGGCCCTCCTGAATATGCTGCTGTGGAAAATTCTGAAACAGATGGTGATGTTACATTGCCACATAACGAATTGGTTCGTATCCGTACAAGGACCGGTCATCAAATTCTTTTCCACAACACAGAAGATTTAATTTACATCACCAATGCCCGTGGTACCAGTTGGATAGAATTGACCAGCGATGGCAAAATTGATATCTTTGCACAGGATAGTATTAGTGTACGCACAGCAAACGATTTGAATTTTTATGCAGATAGAGATATCAATATTGAAGCTAAAAGAAATTTCAACATCAAAGTTGGTGAAGAAATGCACACACATGTTCTCAAAGACCACATCTTAATTGTTGACGAGAATCAAAAAATTCATGTCAAGATGGATGTGGACAAAACATATGAACAAAAATATACACATCATGTTAAGCAAGATGTAAACAAGTTATACGATACCAACTATTTGCAACATGTGTTGGGAAAGGCTGACAAAGTATTTGACGGTGCATATCAACACAAAGTGGGCGGAAGTTTTGACTTTAATATTGGCGGGCACAATTTTCAAACTTCTGGTGGGAATACGGAAGTTAAAGCAGCCAATACTACTATATCTGGCGGCAACATAAATTTTAACGGTCCAACTGCTTCTACTGCAAGTGAAGCCAGTGAAGCCAGTGAAGCGGCATTACCACAACGATTAAAATTACACAAACTTTCCATTGAAACAGGCGAGTACGACGAAACTCAAATTCCTCCTACAATTATGAGGCGGGTTGTGACAACTGAGCCATATGTATATCACGAAAATGTAGATCCACTCAAGGTCAAATCTGAAGAAACGGACAGAGACATTGATGGACGATATGAAGACACTGACGGGGAACAACTAAACGATCAAAGTGAGTTTACTGAAACAATGCTAGCTCCTCCAGATTTATGGAAAACATATTCAACTGGTCCAGATGACACATTCACAGTTAGACCACCACCAGCTACTGAACAAGAACAAGAGGAGGCAGGCACATAATGAGCTCGAATGCTAATCTATACAAAAAAATAACACTACCAGCCAATAATCATATAGAGGCAGCTAGACCAAAAATGTACAAAGGATTCAGTACTGTTAATACCAATACTGAGAATTATAATTTGTACGATTTTGAATTGATTAAACAGGACCTGTTTAATCATTTTTACACAAGGCAAGGCGAACGATTGATGCAACCTGAGTTTGGAACAGTAATTTGGGATCTGTTATTTGAACCTCTGACACCTGAAGTAAAAGATATAATATTAAAAAATGTTAATACCATCATCAATTACGATCCTAGAATCAAAGCTGAAAATGTTGTAGTAACAGGATACGATCAGGGTATACAAATTCAGTGTACACTAACATTTCTTGCGTACAACATTCAACAGACACTACAATTAAGATTTGATCAAGCCAACGGCTTGATGGCACAATAAACTGCGTACTTATTGATCTAAAATAAATACACGATAGGATACATCATGAGTTCAACTGATAGACAAAATAATTTATTAATTAGCGAAGACTGGAAGAAAATTTATCAGTCTTTCCGTAATGCAGACTTCCAAAGCTATGACTTTGAAAACTTGCGTAGAACCATGATTACGTATCTTCGTACAAACTATCCTGAAGATTTCAATGATTATATCGAGTCTAGTGAATACCTTGCCCTAGTGGATCTTATTGCATTCTTGGGCCAAAGCATAGCTTTCCGTGTTGACTTAAATGCCCGTGAAAATTTCTTAGAACTAGCAGAACGTAGAGAAAGTGTGTTGAGATTAGCACGTTTGGTAAGTTATAATGCCAAGCGAAATATGCCAGCACAAGGACTTTTAAAATTTAATACAATTCGAACTAGCGAAACTGTGGTTGACTCTAATGGTAGAAATTTAGCTGGACAAATTATAACTTGGAATGATCCAGCTAATGCAAACTGGTACGATCAGTTTATTAAAATAATGAACGCTGCTATGAGCTCTAATCAACAATTTGGAAATCCCAGCGACAAAGCCACCATATACGGAATCCCAACAAGTCAATATAGATTCCAGGGTGCTAACACGGACATACCAATTTATACTTTTTCTAAATCAGTAGCTGGCCGCAATATGAATTTTGAAATCACCAGCACAACATTCAACGGCAAAGATTACATTTATGAGGAAGCTCCTAAAATTGGCAATCACCCAGCATGTATTTACAAGGAAGATGGTCACGGTGCAAGCAGTCCGGGAACTGGATTCTTTTTTAATTTTACACAGGGAACTTTAAATGCTGGTGCTTTCACAATTTCACAGCCTAGTTCAACTGAGTCTGTTGATTTAGCAACTACTAATATTAACAATAATGATGTGTGGTTGTACAGATTATCTGAAACTGGTGCTGAATCTGAATTATGGACAAAAATTCCTAGCCTTGAAGGCAATAATGTAATTTATAACAGTCTTAATAAAAGTATTAGAAATATATATGCTGTGATTACAAAAACAAACGATGCTGTTAGTTTGGCATTTAGTGATGGAACATTTGGAAATTTACCGCTTGGTACTTTTAGAACTTACTACAGGGTCAGCAACGGACTTAGCTATGTTATTAATCCTGCTGATATTAGAAATATTTCTATCTCAATTCCTTATATTTCAAAAAAAGGACAAACTGAAACACTACTAATTTCATTAAACCTTCCTACTTCTATTTCTAACTCAGACATTGCT